ATCTAAGGTTGTCGATGGCGTTGAGAAAGGCGAGCTTAAGGTTATCCCTCCCAAAAGAGACGAATCTATCCCTCCACTTCAAGATAGAAAAAAGGAAAGCGTCAAGGAAGTTCGTGCTAGATTAGCCAAAGAGCTTAAGGAAGATAAAGTAAGTCCTGCCAAACAAAAGCTTATGGATAGTGCCGTACCAAAGGATATTCCAAGAGAATAAAAAGTGGTAGTCAAGGAAGGCGAACTCACAAAAAGACAGGGAGTGTTCTATGAACTTTGGGCGAAGACAGGGTTTGACCCAAAGAAAAGAACTGATTGTGCCAGAAGAGCCGAGTATCCCTTCCCTGCTCAGTCTGCCTACAAGATTGCACACAGCCAGAGAGTCAATGAGCTCATGAAGAACGAGATGATAAGGCAGGGCTATACTCCACAAAAAGTAATTTCGGAACTTCACCGGTTGAGCTTTAATTGCATGAATCCACATCAACCTGATATGCCAGACAATAAAGAGAGGAGAGAGTCAGTTAAGATGGGTCTCCAGCTTTTTGATGCTTTCCCTGCCAAGAAAATTGATATACACAAAACCGAAGCTCACTTTGACATAAGCGTGGAGACTGTAAAAAAGTTAGATGAGGAGCTAGGAAGGGAGACTGTGATCGATGTAGAGCCTGTAGAAGAAGAGGAGGAAGAAGTTGAACCCTTTTGACTATATGCCGAGGGAAGAGTGGCGTGAATGCGGTAAGTGGCTTTTTTTCTTCCTTTCTCGGATTCTCTCTTACGACTGGATTGATAAATTTCAAGACCTGGGATTGATCCACAGAAAACTCTGCAAATTTTTAACTATCAGCCAGACTCCGAGCACAAGAAAATTCATATCAATGTTTCGTGGATCTTTAAAAACCACTGTAATCCTGGGCTATGTCATCTGGCTTTTCTGCTGGCATTTAGCCAGGAAGAAACCAATCTCAATCTGTTACAACACTGCAACAAAAGAGAATGCCGAGGCTTTCATGGCGGATTTTAGAGAGACGCTTTTGAACTGCACTTTTCTTCATGAACTTTTCCCTGAACTTCCAACTGTTGCAGGTAAATATCGAAAATGGGCTCTTTATAAAGTTGAATACAAATGGGTCAAGCTTCACGTTGCCTCCCTGGAGACAAAGCAGGTTTCAAGACATTATACCGTATACATAAACGATGATCTCATTAACGATATTAATGCCTTCTCTGAGAAAGAGCGTGGGACAATTCAAAGAAAATGGAGATTCCAGAAGTCGATTATAACCAAGCTTAGAAAAAGAAAGGTTGGCCTGGAGATAGACGTTGGGACTCCATTCCACTCGAAGGATCTTATTTCCTGGTTTATAAAAGAGAATAAAACCTATGATAAATTCATCGTTCCTTATGCTGTCACTGAGACCGGAGGAGTGCCGGACCCATTCAAGAGAAACGGATTTCTTACCTTCCCCGAGCTTTATACCTGGGAAGATTTTCAGGAGAAAAGGGTAGATCAAGGAAAGAGTATTTTTGCCTCTCAATATAAGCTTCAGGTACTTGAGGACTCAGATCGTCTCTGCTATGAAAGCTGGTTGAGGTATTGGAAGTTCCTGCCTGAAAATTTTTACAGGACAATGGTTATTGATCCTGCCGGAACCGAGAAAGGCGAGAACAATGCTACCGGAATAACCATTGTCGATACCGATGAGAGAGGGGTTATTTACGTGGTCTTTGCTGAAGAGTTTTATATAACTCCTATGGTGCTGATTGAGGAGATAAAGAAATTACAGAAGATTTATGATCCTGACGAGACCTACATTGAAAAGGAAAAATATTCGGTCACTATAGCAGATACAATCGAGCACTATTCGATTGACCTTGATTTTAGCTTTGTGGAGCACAAGAATAAAGCCAAAGCAGACAGAATCCACCGGTTGAAACAATATTTTGAAAAACATCGAATTCTTTTAGGCCAGGGTCAAGCCGACCTGGAGAACCAGATCGTTGAGTACCCTGATTGCGAGAATAAGGATATCCTTGATTCTCTGGCATATCAAATTCAAGTAAATCATGTTCCGGATAGAAGATATGAAAGAGAACCAAGCCCAACTTCCGTTGAATCGTTTGAGCAGGAAATGGAGAGGGCAACTAGATTGGTAAGGCAAAGAGAGGTAAGCCATGATCAAATTTTTTAGGAAGCTTTTTAGTAAGATCTTCAAAAGAGAAAAGAACCTTATTCTCTCTGAAATATTGGCTGCAAACCAGGGTATCCTACGTGAGCTTACGGCTATGCGTGGAGATTCTAAAAGCAAAGAAATTTCTATCCAGGAAGATGTGGCCAAAATGTCCGGAGAACTTGCCAATCTTACGAAAATGATATATGACATGGTAGAAAGTCTCTCGAAATATTTTAAACTTGAAGTAGAATTCATGGAGAAGGAAAAGGAGAAAAAGGAGAAAAAACCGACTGATCATGACCTTAAATTTTAAGGATAAATAAATGGCTGAAGAAACTAAAGAAGTTAAGAAAGTAAACTGGTTTAAAGATAAGTCTAAAGAGCAGCATATATCCTGGGTAGATAAACAGGTGGGGGAGCATCCCGTTGTTAAGACCTTCCATGGCCACTGGAAGGAACTCATTGAGTGGGAAGACGGCAACCAGTTTTCGATTTGGGATCCTACTGCTCGTGCTGTTGTTCCTGTAACCTTGAATACCAGGGAAAAAATGGTTGTCGTAAACCTTATGAAGCCTTTAAATGAGACTCTTGAAGGCAAGATTAATTTCAATCACAGTATTATAGGAACTCCAAATTCAGGGGAACAGAAAGATATTAGAGGAGCTCAGGTTGCTACCAAGCTTCTTGATTATAACGATACAGTAAATGACGTGGAGGAGCTCTACGAGGATGCTAAATATGACCTTTTACGGCCTGGTATCTCATGTATAAAGTGGTACTGGGATAAATCTCATTATGCTACCATCAAAAAGACTGATAGTGAAAATGGTGTAAAGGCGAAGGCTGGCGAGTGTGTTGGTGAAATTGTTTCTATTTTTAATATTCGTCCGGACTCGACAGCAAAGAGCAGGGAGAACTGTCGTAATATTATTGAGATAAAAGAAGTCACAAAAGAAGAGATGAAGCGAGCCTATAAATTAAAAGATGATTGGTTTGAGGCTACTCCTGCTCGTAAAAAGGATAAAAAAACTAAACAAGCAGGTCATGAAACGAAAGCTGCCCTTATGCAGAAATACAAGGGTATGCACGAACCACTTGATGAAAAGGACAAAGATGAGCCAACTTATATCGTAAAAGAGTTCTGGGAAAGACCATCTGAGCTTTATCCTAATGGCAGGTTTATCGCAAGTAGCGAGGGGGACATTCTTGATGCGAGGGAAAATCCTTCTCCTCACGGAGATCTCCCCTACTTCTTTTTTATCTACAAAAAGAGAGGAAACTCTTTCTGGCCTAGAGGACCCCTTTATTATGTCCAGGGTATCCAGCGCGAATTTAACCGGATGATCTCAATACAATCTGAGCACATAGAGTCCTGGCGACCCAAGATGGCCGTAGGCAAGGGAGCCATAAAACGTGCAGGAGCATTTACAGTTGATGCCTTTGAAATGGTTGAGGTGGACTTTTCTCGCGGAGAACCAAAAACTATCAACATGCCGGAACTTTCTCCTCAAGTCATGATGTATAGAGATTTCCTGGAAGGTGCTGTTGGTTCGGTTTCAAACGTGCATGAAGTAAGTTACGCCAGGCTTCCTCAGTATGCTTCTCGAGCTCCGGCTTCTCTCTATTCCATGATGCTTGAACAGGAAAACGTAAAGCTCACTCCTATGGTGAAGCGTATAAATAAAACACTTAAGCAGATGGCCAGGTTTAGACTTGAGATCATGGACAAGCATTATACAGCAGAACGGATGATTAAAGTTGTTGGCCAGCACAAAGAAGCCACCATAGAATATTTCTCTAACTCTGATTTAAGCAAGAACTTCGATGTTCGTCTTGAGACAGGCGTAAGCCTTCATCAGTCTCCTACGATCCAAACTCAGCTTCTTATCCAGCTTTGGAGAGAAGGCATTCTAACTGAGCAGGATAGAGTTAAGGTTCTAAGATCAATAAACCTTGGAACAGCAGAACATGAAATCAGGCGTGATATGGCAGACACAGAGCGTGCTCTCAGAGAAAATCAATCCTTTATTGACGATGCCTACATGAAAGAACGTAAGGAGGGAGGCGTTGCTACTTACTGGAACGATGATCACGAGCTCCACCTGGATTATCATACGAATTTTATAAAATCAGAAGAGGCACAGCGTTGGGATAACGAGAAGTGGAAGGCTTTCGACCTTCATATTTATGAGCATTTTAGGTGGCTGATGTTTGTCAGGAAGGTTATGGCTGCACAAATGGCTCCTCCGGCAACCAGACCGGCCAGAGCTCCAGGAATGGGAGCTCCTCCGGCTGGACCTGAAGAGCCAATGATAGAAGGAATCCCAAGAGGATAAAAAAGTATGTTATTTAAAATAAAAGACGACCCTGTTTACAGGAAGTCAAAGGAGTAGTTTATGTCTAAACCAGAAGAAAAAATAGACGACCCTCAGCAAAAGGAAACTCCGAAAACGGAGGAAGCCAAAAAAGAGGAAGTCAAAGTTAAGCTTCCAGAGAGAAAGTTTTTCACAGGAAATAAGATGTTAAAATTTGCGGAAGAATCAGGGCTATTTGACGAAGTTGTGAAGCCGGTTGAAAAACCGGTAGAGAAGGAAGTTGAAGTGAAAAAAGAAGAACAAAAGCCTGAAGAAAAACTCGAAGAAAAGCTTGCCCCTGGTAAGGACGAGAAACCTTTTAAGGTTCTCACTTATAAGGGAAAGGAAGTTAAAATCATGACCGAAGAGGACTACAATAAACTAGCCTCTGAGGGTCTTGATTACACCCAGAAAAGCCAGTTTGTGGCTGAAAGGGAAAGAAAAATAACCGAGCGTGAAGGTGACTTTAGGAAACTTTCTGCACCTCTTGAAACTGTGGCCAAGGCAATCGAATCGGGAGATTTAGCCCCGTTAAAAACAGAAGAGCAAAAAACAGAAGAGACAGGGATTGACAAAATTATGAATAACGAGGAAATCGACCCCGAACTCAGGGCAGCCTTTAAAACTCAGAATGATGAGCTAAAGGCGCTCAGAGATGAAATAAACGATTCCAAAAAAGGCGAACAGCAAAGAATGGAGGCACAGAAAGAAGCCAGGCTTGGACAAGCAAAGGTTCAGGTCGAAGGCATGGTAATAAAGTCACAAGAAGAACACCCCCATGATCAAATTAAAGAGGGTGAAAGGAATATTACGGAAGATCTCTTCACCGGCATGGTTATCTCCAAGGCTAATTCTGACTTGATAAATGCCAACAAGGACCCTGCTTTTCAAAAGAGGAACATGCAGGAACTCGTAACCGAAACTGCACAAGACCTCAAAAGGGTCCAGGATCATTACAAGCAGAAATACAGCATCTCTGATGAAAAAGAGCCTGTAACTTCTGCTAAATTAAGAGAGCTTTATCCTGATCAGATAAAAGAGATTGAGCAAGATCGAGTAGCTTCCTACCATGAAGAACAAGAGAAGGGAGCTCCTATTGCTAAATCTGTCGAGGAGGGAGAAACAAAACCACCTGTAGAGAAAAAAGAGAAAAAAGAATTTACAGGTGTGAAAGATGCCCTTAGCAAGGCTTTTGACGACCCCGAGTTAGCAAAAGCTCTTAAAGCAGAGGGCGAAAAAAGACTACAATCACTCAATAAATAAGGAGGTACACATAGATGAGTGTTTTTGGAATGGGAGTAACCGCTACAGATAAGTTATTCCTTGAATTCGTTCTTCCTGGCCTCAATATTGAGGTCATTGAAAATACCGTTCTCTATGGCCGATTTGAGACGGACACTGAGCACTGCGTTGGTAAATATGCCGTTTTTAAAGCTCTGGTTGCATCAGCTAAATCTGCAAGACCCAGTTCTAGCTCCACGTTTCCTACTGCAAAGCAGGGGACGTATGATGAATACACGCTCTTCATGAAAAGAGGCATGTACGCTCAACTTCAATTTGACGGACTGGCTATGGCATGTTCAAGAGGCAAAGGTGCGGTCATGGATCTACTTCAATCCGAAACCAAAGGTATTATGATTCATATAGCCAATAAACTGAATCGCCAGTTTTGGGGCGATGGTTCAGGGCGCTTGGCAAGAGTTGATGTTGCAGCTTCAGGATCACCAACAGTTGGTATCGATCAGGGAACTATTGAGCTTTTTGGACAGGACTCAAATGAATACACTTTCGCTTCCGAATACATTGATCCAGGTATGGACTGTGACATTATTACGGCAGGAGGGAGCGTAGAAGCAGAGGAAGTTGAGATCTCCAGTCTAGTTGATACGGCTGCTGATGGAACATCAACCTTGACAATGGGCGAAGCTGTTGATGCGACTGTCGGTTCTTTTATTTTTGACCATGATACCTATTCTTCATCCAGGGCAGCCGGAGCCGGAGTTCCTATGGGCCTTATGGGGATTATTAACACTGCCAATCCTTATGAGGGAATTACAGCAGTTAATTTTCAGGGTGTTAACAGAGATACAGCAGGAAACGAGTGGGCTGAAGCCTATATGGAAGATATGGGCGATGTTGCCGTTACCAATGCCAAGATGATGAAGGTTTGCCACAAAGTTGAAAAGTACGGAAGGGTTAAGGTCATTATATGTAATGGCATTATCTGGAGATCGTACTATCAGATTCTTGAAGCTGATAAGACTCTCCCCAACGAAAAAGCCATGTGGGGAGGTGTCACTGGACTTACTTTTTATGGCGGAAGAGCAGGCGCGATTCCCGTAATTTGGGATGATGATTGTCCGGATCAAAGAATGTTCTTCCTGGATACAGACTACCTTCAGGTTTATGCTCCTACTGATGATGGGCTCACCTGGCTTCCTGGAGATGCAGGAGTTCTAACCAGAGTACAAGGTGCTGATGAATCGACTGCTTCGTTGGTGTGGTATTACAATTTTGGCTGTGACAGACCGCAAGCTCAGGGCGTGCTTTACGACATTAAGCACGCTGCGACATAAGGAGGTGACAAGTGAAGCAACCTGCAAATATGAAAGTTAAAAAAATCGACTGCCTGGATGATCTTAAATTCCAGGGAATGCATCTTCACAAACATGCTTGTGTTGAAATTGTGAGTGCTGCCGATACTATGGACGCAGCTGACAACGGAAAAGTTTTCCTTATTGATACCACTTCTGTTATCACTCTTCCTGCTGTTGCACTAGGATATGGTCCTTATACCTTTGTGAATTATGGCGATGAGCATGTACTTACGGAGGGAATAGATGAGA